TAATGTCACGGGGAGAATGAATATGAGCGGAGCAATTTCTGCCACTACAGCTGTAGCAATCAGTGCCGGCGTGGCCGCGGTAGGTACCGCCGCCTCCGTTATGGCGAGCAACAAGCAGGCCCGCCAGCAGAAGGCCGCGGCCAAGGAAGCACAGCGCAATAACGAGATTACTCAGACGAAGGCCCGCGAGGATATGCGCCGCCAGAACGCTAAAGAGGCCGATGTCTCCAGCATTTATGAGCAGAACTTAGATCAGAACGCATCCGGAGGCTCGACGCTGCTGACAGGGCCCGAGGGCATCAATAACTCCGATCTGACCTTAGGCAAGGGCAACAAGCTCGGAGCCTAAAAGCGAGGCACCGATGGACAAGAAGGAATTACGTGCGCACATCCTGTCGCGCTGGCAAAAGCTCGAGACGGAGCGCGATCCCTTTATCCCGCAGTGGAAAAGTATCGCCACGCATATTCGCCCGGCAACAGGCAAATTCCTGCTGCGCGGACCGAAGAACGAGGCGCGCGAACGCTTCAATGAGATTTTCGACAATACGGCTACCGGCGCCAGCAACCTATTGTCCTCCGGATTGATGTCCGGACTTACGGACCCTAGCCAGCAGTGGTTTTATCTCACGACCGGCAGTCCCACACTGGATGAGTCTCCGGCCGTGAAGCAGTGGCTCGCGGATGTGTCCCAGGTCATCTACATGGGCCTATCGAGAACGAACGCCTACCAAAGCCTACATCACTTCTGGCTTGAGGTCAGTCTCTACGGCACGGCCGCCATGATGATTCAGGAGGATGATGAGCGTGGCTTTTACTGCTACCCGTTCACAATCGGCGAGTATGCGATCGCCTGCAACCATAAGGGCATTCCGGATACTCTGTATCGCGAGCTGATGATGACGGTCGCGCAAATCGTTCAGCAGTATGGCTATGAGAATGTGCCGCGCGGCATTAAGGCGCTCTATGACCAACGCCAGTACGACCAAGAGAAAGCTGTCATCCATGCCATTGAGCCAAGATACGATCGCGACATTACCAAGCAAGACAACAAGAACATGCCCTTTAGGGCCGTGCACATGTTGGTCGACGCCGACAGCGATGAGCATTCCATTCTGCTGGAGTCCGGGTACAACGAATTTCCGGCGATCGTCGGCCGCTGGGGAGCAATCTCGACTGATACATATTCCTGTGAATCTCCCGGCATGACCGCGCTCGGCGACGTGCGCCAGCTCAAGCACGAGCAGATGCAAAAGGGCAATGCTATTGACTTGATCGTCGATCCTCCGAGACTTCTGCCGACGTCGGCCAAGGACGCCGAGCTGGACTTCGCGCCCGGAGGCTTAAGTTTTGTAGACATGCCGACCAACGGCAGTCAGTCGAATAACGCCACCACTGCGGTCGGAAACATCAACCCGATCACCGTGGACATCCAAGAAGTTCAAGGCAGAATCAAGGCGGCATTCTTTACCGACCTTTTCCTCATGCTCTCCAACCAGGCCGAGATCGCGCGCATGACCGCGACCGCTGTGGCGAGACTCCAGGAGGAAAAACTCATCATGCTCGGACCGATTTTGTCTCGGTTCAACAACGAGGTTCTGAATCCTTTTATCGGCCGCATTTTCTCGATCCTCTCCCGCGCCGGAGTTTTTCCGCCTCCGCCCCAGGAGCTCCAGGGCACTGAGTTAAACATTGAGTACACCTCCATGCTTGCCCGATCTCAGAAAGAGGTCCAGGCCAACACCGACATGGAGGCCATTACGCAAGTCTGCCAGCTGGCGCAAGTTGACCCGTCGGTGCTCGACCGCATCAATCTGGATAACGCGATCAAGATCATTTTCGACAAGAAAGGCGTGAGCCCGAGCTTACTGCGCTCGGACGAAGAGGTGCAGCAGATTCAGCAGCAGAGAGCTCAGCAGCAACAGCAGATGGCGCAGCAGGAACAGGCGCAGCAGGGCGTGGACGCCTTGAGCAAGTTGGGCAAGGTCCCCGCGGGCGGCGACACCATGGCGGGTCAGGCCGTCGAGGCGCTCCAGGCCGAGATGGGGCAGTAAAAAAGTGCGCATTGATTTTTATTGAAGGTTTTAAATGTCAGGAAAGATTCGCAATCCGTTTGACGAAGCGAAGCTCAAGGAAGAAAGACAAGAACGAGAAGCGCAGAAAGCGAGCTTTGAAGAGGCTTTTAAAGAGTCTCTCATCCGCCTTCTGGGCACGCGGGACGGAAAGATAGTGTTTAACAAAATCTTTTCCGACTGCGCCTTGTTCTCCTCCTCTTTTGACACCAACGCCTTGACGATGGCGAACAAAGAGGGAAAGAAAACCTTCGGCCTTGTCGTGCTGAGCTACGTCATGGCCTATTGCCCGGAACAATACACCGAGATAAGGAAGATATCGGATGAGTACAGAAAATGACAGCGGCTCCCAAAACACCAGTCAGGAGACGTTAGTACCTCCTTCGCAGAATGAACAACAGTCTTCTCCTTTGGACCAGGGGCAGTCTTCTCAGACCACCACTCCGACTGAAAAGGAGACCGGCACTGAGAAGACTGAAACTTCTCCGGCGCCCGAAACTAAGGCCGCTCAAACGGTAAGCAACCCGCTTGAGATTAAGCCCGAGGCAGACGACGCCAAGAAGGCCGAAGGTCAGGAAGGACAGAAGCAGGAAGCGAAAGAGGATGCGGCACCTGAAAGTTATGCCGACTTCAAAGCACCCGAGGGTGTAGAGCTTAACGGCGCGGTGGTCGACTCCTTTAAGGGTATCGCCAAAAAGCTCAATCTCTCGCAGGAAAAGGCCCAGGCCGTAATCGATGAGATCACGCCCGTGATGGTCTCCCAGCAGGTTGAGTTTATTAACAAGGTCAGCGGCCAGTGGCTGGAGAAGGCTAAGAAGGACGCCGAAATCGGCGGCTCTAATTACGACGCCTCTATCCAGCGCGCCATTAAGGTCAGAGACCGCTTCGGCAAAGGCGCCGACGGCAACTATGACGCTGATGTCGCAGAACTGTTCTCGCTGCCTATCGGCTCGCATCCCGGCTTTATCAAACTCCTAGCAAGAGTCGGCGCGGCAATCAGCGAAGATACTCCGCCCAAAGGCAGGGTATCCGGAGCAATCACACCTCAAGACATTTATGGTTAATTTGGGAGAGTAAAAATGGCAGACGTTTTCAGTGGCATGACGCCCGTCACGATGGCCGAATGGCAGTCGCTCGTTCCGGACAGCGACGTAGCAAAGAAAGTTTTCATTCAGACGGTCCGAGATTATCAGCCGTTTTTCGACCGCGCCACCATGGTTCGCGGCAACGACGGTCAAGGCATGAAAGGCACACTGGCGGATAAATATCCGGAAGGCCAGCTCGTCGGTATTAACGAAGGCTGGGATGCATCCACCCCGACCGGCCGCGCGGTACGTTATCCGTCCTGCATTGCCCGCGACCGCTCCGTGATCGGTAAGCTCCAGCTTGAAAGAATGCCGGAGAAAGACAGAGCACCGTATCGCGCCCGCAAGGACCAAATGTTTACCCGCGGCTTAACCCGCGGTATGGTCAAACGTGTCTTCCAGGGCAATCCGGATAAAGATCCGAGAGACTGCTTAGGCCTGGCAAATATCGTTTTGCCGGACAAAGACAACGGCGCCTGGAAGAACTCCATCGTTGACGCCGGCGGTACAGTGGCTAGCGGCTCGACGAGCACACTCACTTCGATCTATTTTGTTAACTGGCACCCGGAAGAAATGACTCTGTTCTTCCCGGAAAACGGCGGTGCAGCAGGTATCTCCGTCGAAGTTCAGAAATCTCCGATCTATGTTCCGGACGCCAACGGCAAGATGTTCCCGGCATACGTAACCGAGTTCGGCTATGACCTCGGCGTATTCGCGGGTAATCCGGAAAACATTGTCCGTATCGCCAACGTCGATACCTCCAAGATCACGACGGCCAAGGGCGCAGCTGACCTCTTGAAGTTGTTCGTGGAAGCACGTCACCGCCTGCGCACAGACGACTTCTCTCATGTCGGTATCTACTGCACGGACCAGGTCGGCATGATCTACGACTTGCAGCTTCTGGAGAAGACGAAGTACACGCTTGAATACAAGACCTTCGGCAAACGTGAAGGCATGCTGTCCTTCGGCGGTATTCCGATCTATCAGTACGGCACGGACGTGCTTAACGCAAGCGAATCCGCGATCACAATTTCCTAATAGGAGGCGTTATGGTTTTCGATATTAAGATGATGCTTGCCGACAAAAAGGAGGCCAAAACCGCCTTTACTTCGTCCGGCTTAGACTTCGGCTCCACCCTGGTAGAGTCTGGTGTCAACGGTCACAAGATGGCGCTTTGTATCTCCGCAAGCGGCGTGGCCGGCACCAGCCTGGCCTTCAAGATTGAGGACTCGGCTGATAACTCTACTTTTGCCACTGTCGCAACATCTAAGGCATTCACGCCCACTGAGCTCAAGAATCCAATCGTGGTGGGGCTCCCCTTCGAGCACAGACGCTACCTGCGTATCGTGACCGTCCCGACAAGCGTCACGGCGGGCACCGTCACGGCCTGGATCGGCAACGACTACAAGCTCGGCCAAGTCAAAGAAGGCGAGGGCTGGGAGTTCCGTACAGAAAAGGCAACTGCGGCAGCCGGCGGTGACAGCTAATCAGCAGTAAACAACCGAAAATTTGTCGGAGGAGGCGGGCATAAAACCCGCCTTTACTTTTATGGCTAATCAAATCGAAATCTGCAATGCCGCACTATCTCAGCTCGGTGCGGACTCTAACATTACGTCTATCGATCCTCCGGACGGCTCGCAGTACTCCGAGCAGTGCGCGGCCTACTACCCGATGGCACTGCGTTACCTGCTGGAGCAATTTAACTGGAGCTTTGCCCAGAGCCGCTACAAGCCGCCGCAGTACGTGGAGCTTGATAGAACGATGTACCCGTGGAGCTATGGATATTCTTTGCCAAGCGACTGCATGTGTGTTGTGGGGCTTCACTGCACAGGCGGCCAACCCTGGCAGACTACACTGCCCTACGAGATCGAATATCGCGAAAGCGAAAACACCATATTCTTACTGACAGACGTTAAGGACGCCGTGATCGTCTATACGCGTTACGTGAACAATCCGCAGATGTTTCCGGGCTACTTCACTGAGGCCCTCGTCATGCGATTGGCGGCCTACCTTGCCGGCGCCCTGGTTAAGAATCAGACTGCGGACAAGTATCTCAAGTATGCGGAAGACGCCTTGAGCAAGGCCAAGACGCGCGACGCAAAGAAGAGCGCGCACCAGCACCCGAAGTATTTAGCGGCACAACTTAGAGCGAGGTTCGTGTAATGGCAGTCAGAATCTTTAGAAACTCTTTCGGCGGCGGCGAAATCTCTAATACCATGTATGCCCGTGTAGATGACGCTAAGAATCAGACGGGCCTGGCCAAGTGCAAGAATTTTATCGTCGAGCCTCAGGGCCCGGTCTTCCGGCGCCCGGGCTTTGAGTACGTGGCGCATACGAAATACTCGGATAGAAAATGCCGCCTGATCCCGTTCTTGTTTTCGCTGGACCAGACGATGGTCTTAGAGGTGGGACACAAGTACATCCGCTTCCATACGCATAAGCAAACTTTGATGTCCGGCAATGCTCCGTATGAAATCACGACTCCGTATGAGGAGGCTGATCTTTTCGAGCTGAGTTTCGTCCAGAGTATTGACGTGATTACGATCGCGCACATCAACTATCCGACCAAAACTCTGAGGCGCCACGGCGCGACTGACTGGCGCCTGGAGAACGTGAACTTTAATACCACGCTGTCAGCACCTACGGGCCTGGCCGTGACGCAGACAATCGGTCCGGATGTGGAAGAAAAGAATAAAGGGCTTTTTAAGCGGAAGTATGGTGTCACGGCTTTGAACGCTGACGCTTCAGAGGAAAGCCCGTTGTCGGCCACCGTCGAGATCAACTGTAATCCTTTTGCGGACGGCGCTTACAACACGCTCACCTGGAATGCCGTCCCGGGCGCTGCTATGTATCGTGTGTATCGCAACGTCGGCGGCGTCTACAGCTATATCGGCCAGACGTCCGAGACCTCGATTATCGACGATGCAATCTCTCCGGACTCAGGTATCACACCGCCGCGGTACGACTCCGAAATCGCGTCCGGATATCCGGGGACGGTTTCTTATTTTGACCAACGCAAGATTTTTGCCGGCACGCGTACCAAGCCGCAATATATTTGGATGACGGCCGCAGGCAGTGAGAACTCCATGGCGTATCACTTACCGGTGCAGGCGACCGATCGAATCTCGGCCCGAATCTACGCCCGAGACGTCAATCGTATCCGCCACCTTGTTCCGTTGTCCCGCCTTATCCTACTCACGGCCTCAGGATGCTGGGTAGTGGGCACGACGGACACGGACGCCTTGACGCCCGACTCTATCAGCTTTAAGGCGCAGAACGCAGAGGGTGCAAGCTCGGTCAACCCCGTGGTCGTAAATTCGGCCTGCGTGTACGCCGCGGCCCGCGGCGGTCACCTTCGTGAGATGGGATACTCGTACGAGCGCGGCGGATTTATTTCCGGGGACTTGTGTCTGAGAGCGCCGCACTTATTCGATCATAAAACCGTGATCGACCTTGACTATTCCAAGGCGCCGAATCCGATTATTTGGTCAGTCTCCAGCGACGGCGTATTGTTGGCCTTCACCTACATCCCTGAGCAGCAGATCGGAGCCTTCTCAACAATCGAGACTCGCGGCAGTTTCGAGTCCGTGACTGTTGTCTCCGAGGGCTACGAGGACATCCCGTATGTCGTCACCAGCCGCAGGATCAACGGGCAGACGGTCCGATTTATCGAGCGTATGCACGAGGTGCAGTCGCCCTCAAGAGCGGAATCCTGTTACGTTGACTGCGCGGGTTTCTACCAGGGCAACCCGACAAAGACGATCACCGGACTCTCCTGGCTGGAAGGCGAGACTGTTTCCATCCTGGCAGACGGTTATGTCGTACCGGATCAGAAGGTGGTCAGTGGGAAAGTTGTGTTGGAGGATGCAGCCTCGACGGTTTACGTCGGCCTGCAATACGACTCTGACATGGTTACGCTCCCGATCCACCTCCAGCTTAACGATATGTCTTACGGTACTTCTCACCGTAAAAATATTACCGAGGTCACTTTACGACTTAACGAATCGTCCGGAGTGTCCGCAGGGTCCTCTTTTGAAAAGCTGTACCACATGCAGCCGCGAGCGACCGAGCTCCCCGGGTACCCACCAAACTTGCGCTCCGGTATTTACGACCTGCAGATTAAGCCTCGGTGGAGCGATGAGGGCCAAGTCTATATCCGGCAGTCTCTGCCGCTCCCGCTCCGGATAACTTCGATCACGACAACGGTAGAAATCAGCTAACCGACAATAGTGCGCATTAAAGCCTGAGGCGGCGTCAGACTGAGCGCACTATTGGAGGATTTATGGCTATTGGTTTCAACACCGCTTCAATGATCGGCACGGGAATCTCTGCCGGTATTTCCGCTGTCGGTTCGATCTTCACAACTCGCTACAACAACGCTATCGCTAAGGCGCAGGCAAACATCGCCAAGGAAAATGCTAAGACGATGGAATTGCAGGCGCAGTACACCTTGTTTGCAGCAGAGACTAAGGTCCAGCACGAAACGATGCAGGCAGGCCAAGTCAAGGCCAGGCAGAAGGCTGCGCTCGCCGCTAACGGTGTTGCGATCGGTACCGGGAGCGCGGCGCAGATTACAGCGTCCACCGACATCATTAAGACGATTAACAAGAATCGCATTGAGACCGATGCTCATGCCGCGGCCTGGGGCTATCGCCAGCGGGCCACCGACTTCAAAAACCAGGCCCTGATGTTTAATGCCAAGAAACAAAGTGTGGGCCTGAACTTCATGTCCACGGCGCTCAACGGCTTGTCTCAGGTGGGCATGACCTACGCCTTTGGAAAACTTGCCGAGGGCAAAACAAAAGAGCCGACACAAGACACGCCGCTCAAGGTTGACGCCATCAGCGGAGCCGATCCCGGATTGAAGATCGACGCGATTTCCTCCGCGGACCCGGGCTTGCGTATTGACGGAATCTCTTCGGCCGACCCTGGAATTCGAGTTGACGCAGTATCTGCGGCTCAGCCGATTTTCACGCCGCTTTACAACTTCAATCCTCTTTCGATCAACAACAAGGCCTCGATCCTAGGCAGATAAATATGCAAGTACCCATTTATCAGAACAACACTCCGAACCCTCAGAGCGAACAGTCTTTTGCGCGTCCGGGAGAAAATGTCCAGCCGACCTTCGACTACGCGCGCGCTATGGAGCGGGCCACTCAGCCCTTGAAGGCAGGTATCGGCTTAAGCGTCAAGTTTGCCGAGAAGGCCGAGGCCCAGCAGGTCAAGGCCGAAGCCGACGAGGCGCTCAACGGCCTGGATCAGGAATTAAGAGAACTGCAATGGAATCCGGAAAGTGGTTATTACGCCATGAAGGGCAAGACCGCAGTGGAAGGTTACGACCCGACCCGCGAGGCCATGAACAAGGCGTATCAGACACGCCTGGATAAACTGCAAAACCCGCTCGCAAAACAGGCTTTCACTTCTGTCGCACTGGAGAAGATCAACTCCTACGATCAATCCATGCAGCGCTACCGCCTGAAAGAAAATGCCGCCTATAAGGCGGAAGTCTCGGACACGCGGGCCAAATCCCTGATCGATGACTTCGCC